AAGAGTATCCTGTTGGTAAAACATATTTTCCTCTTACTATCTCAACTTTGCTATTCGGTGGTATTGATACACCTTTGGCTAATTTAAAATCATTTGATCCATCTCTTAAAGTGACATCTAAAGTTAATGTAGATGTTCCTTTATTACAAGCATTTAAACCAATCATAATTTGATTGTTTGAAGTTGCTGTGACTATGTTTGTTTCACTTGCGTTTGTTAGTGATACTTCTGTTGATTTAAAATTATTTGCCATTGATTATCCTCCTAAAGCTATTGCGAAAGGTATAGCGTTTGGATCGCTTTCCCCATCTATTGAAACTGTTGATGGTATAGTTGCTGATGCCGATCCAGTTGCTAATTCAAAAACTGTGACGAAAGCACTTCCATTATAAAATTTAAAAATTATTTTCCCTGATGTATTAGTATCAGCAAATATTTGTCCAGCAACTGTTGTTGATGGTGCTGATGTTCCACTATTATTTGAGTTGATCGCAGATAATGCGTTGTTCAGATCAGTTCTGAAAGATGGGAAACCTTGGTTTGCTATGTTATAATCGTGTTGAGCCATTTTTTATAAATCCTATGATTTGCTTGTTAACATTTTTCTTATTAAAAATCAATTAAAAACCTTTAGCAATATAGTCAAAAGTCCTTGATACTGCTGAACCACTTGAGTTTCTAAATGTTATTACAAAACCAGTGGCAGTTTTACTAGTAATATCGTATTTATCTCCTGAAGACATATTATCTATTGCCAAACCTAAAGCAGGTGCTTGTTTAAATGCAGTAGGATAAGTAATAGTTTTAGCACCTGCACCTGAAACAATATTATTTTCAGATTGTATTCTATCTTCCATATCAATCGTGACACTTGCGGCAGTAATTTCAGGAGTTGCTGATCCATTAGTTGATGTCATACGAATCCTAAATTTAAAAAATCTAGCAGAATAATCTCCTACAACAAAAGTAGTAAATCCTGTAAATGTTGTACCATCATTTGATGTTGCTACTTGTAATTCAGCAGAACAATTAGATTCTGCATCTCCATCAAATAATCCAGTTTGTGCATCAAAATTACCAGAAATGTTATCAAACAATCTATCTCTTGAAATAACTGATTGTGTAATACCTCCAGTTATATTAGCTTTAAATGTTGAACCAATATCAATAGGTGCATCAAAATCATAAAATCCTTCTGTATCTACATTTGCATTTTTGGTACCACCATCAAAATTATGAGAAGTGATATCATCAAAATCATCTGTTGTATTATCATCAAAAAGTTCATTAGTATCTAAAACTAAAGCTGGAGTTCCATCTTCTTTTGTAATCCTGATTACATCAGTTTTAGTTCCAGAAAAATCTGGATTTTGAGTTGATGTTGCTACTGCATTAAAATTACCTATTGAAGTCACTGCTGTATAAACAACAGTCGCATTTACACTTGGATTATTTAATTTATCTCTAGCTTTAATTAAATAAGCACCAGTTTTTGCCGCAACAGAAACTGATGTAGCTGGTCTTGCAACTTTTAAAACTAAAGGTACACTATTTTGCCATTGTGCATCTCCTGTTGTATTTTGATATCTTAACTCATAGTAAGCTAAATCCAAATCTGGTACAGCAGTCCAATTTAAAAAAGCATCTTTACCTACGATATTAATAGATAAGTTTTCAACGTCAGCAGGTGGAGCAGTAAGACCTATCACTTCATGTTCTGATGATTCTAAACTTGCACTAAAGACACCATAAATATTTACACCTCTAACTCTTACTTTATAACTAGCTTTATCAATAACATTTAAAAATTCGAATTTAGTTCTTGCGGCTCTACCAATATTTACATAATCATTACTAACAGCATTACCATTAGCATCTTTAGTTTGTTTAATTTCAACTTCGTATATTTCAGTAAAATTATCTGTTGCCGCAGTAATATCTATAACAAGTTTTACAATTACTGTTCCATCGTTATATTCTACTAATTCATCTGATAAAGCTATTGCTTGTGGTGGCGATACTTGTGTTGCTTTAGGTAAATTAGTCGCTTTACCACTTGAAACTGTTGAATAATCACTTGTAGCAAAATCATATACAGCACTTGCTGTTTCTTTAAATTGTGCATCAATTTTTAATCCACCATCTTCATTATTAAGAGCAAAACCCCAATCAATAACTTGATAAGTTTTATTTGACCAACCCATTCTTGAGTTTGTAATATTAACTGTATCTCCTACTTGACAATCAAAAGCACCCATATCAAAAGAAGCTGAAAAATTTATTTGTTGTC